TAATGTCATCTTTCTTGACGAGTTCGCGTTCATCCCGAATCACATTGCTGATGACTTCTTTGCCTCTGTTTATCCTACTATTTCTTCTGGACAGAGCACAAAGGTAATTATCGTTTCTACCCCAAGGGGTATGAATCATTTCTACCGCATGTGGCATGATGCGGAGAAAGGTAAAAATGAATATGTACCAACCGATGTTCATTGGTCCGAAGTTCCTGGTCGTGATGAAGCATGGAAGGAACAAACAATCGCCAACACATCAGAATCACAGTTCAAAGTTGAGTTTGAGTGTGAATTCTTAGGATCGGTCAATACACTTATTAATCCATCAAAATTAAGAAATCTTGTATATGAAGATCCTATAAAAAGAAATGCCGGTCTGGACATATATGAAAATCCAATAGAAGAACATAATTACCTAATTACTGTAGACGTTGCCCGTGGACTCGGCAATGACTATTCCGCTTTCATTGTTTTTGATATCACAGAGTTTCCATATAAAGTAGTAGCAAAATATAGAAACAATGAAATAAAACCAATGCTTTTTCCAAACATCATTCATGATGTTGCTAAAGCATATAATGGATCTTGGTTATTAATAGAAGTTAATGATATCGGAGATCAGGTAGCAAATATATTGCACTTTGATCTGGAATATGAGAACGTTCTCATGTGTTCAATGAGAGGTCGTGCCGGTCAGATCGTTGGATCTGGATTCAGTGGAAAAAAATCTCAACTTGGAGTGAGAATGACTTCTGCTGTTAAGAAGTTGGGATGTTCAAATTTAAAGACTTTACTTGAAGATGATAAATTACTTACTATTGACTACGACATAATTTCAGAACTAACTACTTTCTCTCAAAGACATAATTCTTTTGAGGCGGAAGAGGGATGTAATGATGACCTAGCAATGTGCTTGGTAATTTTTTCTTGGTTAGTCGCTCAGGATTATTTTAAAGAAATGACGGACAATGATGTCCGTAAAAGAATATATGAAGAACAAAAAAATCAAATAGAACAGGATATGTCTCCTTTCGGATTTATTTCTGATGGATTAGATGATATGAATTCTTTCGTAGATGAATCAGGAGATCGATGGTACACTGATGAATATGGAGATCGTTCATACATGTGGGATTATCTCTGATGGATTTTGAAGATCAAATCAATTTAGAGCATCTATTATTTAAAGAGAGAACGTGTAGAATTTGTGGAGAAACTAAAGATCTTATAGATGGTTTTTATTTGACTAGAAAAAACAGAAAGGGATTTCCTTCATCATATTCATATGAGTGTAAAGAATGCACTATAAGTAGAACTACCAAAAACAGAAGTAAAAAATCCAAGAAAAAACTTGCTGAGTGGGAATATCCTGACTGGTAGTCATGTTCATGCACAGCTTCCCCGTTTAAAATAATCTTTTTAATAAATATTTCTAGAATAATTCTGGACTTGTAGGAGACTTAAAGATGCCACTAAATTTAGCATCTCCTGGAATTGTAGTAAGAGAAGTTGACTTAACAGCAGGTAGAGTAGACCCAACATCTGATAAAATTGGTGCTATTGTATCGCCTTTCGCAAAAGGTCCTGTTGAAGAGCCAATTTTGGTTGGTAACGAACAGGAACTTTTAGCAAACTTTGGTAATCCATATGCTATCGATAAGCATTATGAAAACTGGTTAACAGCATCATCATATCTGGCATATGGTGGTACTTTGAGAGTTGTAAGAAGTGATAACACGTATTTAAAAAATGCATTTGTAGGACCTGCTGTAGGATCTGCATCAAGCATCAAGATCAAAAGTTATGAAGATTATGTAAATCTCGGATATGACGAGAATATAATCTCTGGTGTAATCTTTGCGGCAAGAAATCCTGGTTCTTGGGCAAACGGCATTAAAGTAGCAGTTATTGACGGTAAAGCAGACCAGATTCTCAGCGGTCTTTCAACATCAGCATTTACTAATTTTGAGGAAGCAGTATCCAATAGAGAGGGAACTCTTGCGGCGTCTGGAGTATCTACTATTACAGGAATTACAACAACAACTATTGCATTAGGTCAGGAAATTGTTGCTGATACTGATGGTGTAATTGCAGCGGGAACAACCGTTACTGCGATCGGATCGGGATCAGTTACTTTATCGGCAGCATCTTTAGTTAGTGGAATTACAACAACAACTTTTGATTTTGGAACTACAGTTTCTAAGTCATCTGTTGCAGTTGGTTACGGAGTCACACAAGCAATTTCCTCAATTCTGGCAGGTGCGGGAACAACCAGCGTGTTAGATGGTTACTTGAAGGGAGTAGTTACTGGGATTGTAAATAATGGAATTCAAGTAAAGGTTATTAGTCATGTTTCTGCTGCAGGAACAGAAACAGCGGTAGATTATCAGCAAGGTGGTGTATATGCATTCTCTTCTGCTGGAACTCTAGGAATTCATACTTCTGGAGAGAGCACAGCATACGGAACTACATCTTATACTGCTAGACAAGATTGGTTCGATCAACAAACCATTACTCTAACTGGATCTAACGTAAATTGGAATAGTTTAGCAAATCGCCCAGGAACTTCAGCTTACGCGGCGTCAAGAAATTCCAGATTTGATGAAGTTCATGTTGTGGTATTTGATGACAATGGATCTATCACTGGAAACGCTGGTACTATTCTAGAAAAACATTTATCGCTTTCAAAAGCAACTGATGCTGAGTTTTCTGCAGGTGCTCCTTCTTACTGGAGAAAGTATCTTTCAGAAAATTCCTCCTACATTTTCGGTGGTGGTGCTCCAAGTGGAATTACCACAACTGCAGTAGCTTCTGGTGGATTCAGTCTAGAATCCGATACCGATTGGGATCAAGAAGCATCAGGAATTAAATTTGCTGCTTCTGGAGCAGTAACATATACACTCGCTAATGGTGTAAACTACGGAGGTAAAACTGGTCTCACAACTACTGGAGGATTGACTGCAGCACTTTCAGATCTTTCAACTGGTTATGCATTATTTGAAAATACCGAAGAGTATGATGTTGACTTCCTACTTATGGGATCTGCTGGATACAGCAAAGAAATTTCCCAGGCATTAGCAAGTAAACTGATTTCTGTAGCAGAGTTGAGACAAGATGCAATTGCATTTATTTCTCCTTACAGAGGAGGTCTCTTAACTGAAAATGCTGCAGATTCTTATACACTTAAAGACGCAGCAACAATTACAGATAATTTAATTAGTTTCTATTCAGCAATTCCTTCATCATCTTATGCAATCTTTGATAGTGGATATAAGTACATGTATGATAGATTCTCCAACACATTTAGATATGTTCCATTGAATGGAGATATTGCTGGACTATGTGCTAGAAATGATACCGTTAACTTCCCATGGTTCTCACCAGCAGGAACATCAAGAGGTTCAATCCTCAATGCAGTAAAACTAGCATACAATCCAACAAAGGCACAAAGAGATCGTCTCTACTCGGAAAGAATTAATCCAGTAGTGTTCTCACCTGGATCTGGAATCATCCTCTTTGGTGATAAAACTGCTCTTGCTAAAGCATCAGCGTTTGATAGAATCAATGTTCGTAGATTGTTTATCTACGTTGAGGAGGCTATTGAAGCCGCAGCGAAGGATGTAATGTTTGAATTCAATGATCCTCTCACAAGAAGTGGATTTGTAAATACAGTTGAACCTTTCTTGAGAGATATTCAAGCAAAGAGAGGAATTCAAGACTTCCGCGTCATTTGTGATGAAACAAATAATACGGCAGCAGTGATTGATAGTAATGAATTCATCGCAGACATTTACATCAAACCAAATAGATCAATTAACTTCATTGGATTGACTTTTGTGGCTACCAGAACTGGTGTGTCATTTGAAGAAGTAATTGGTAACGTTTAATTTAAAAGAGGTTCAAACGAGGTAAAATCCAATGACAACTTTACGTACAATTACAGGTTTTAAGTCTGCACTTGCTGGGGGTGGTGCAAGACCTAATCTATTTGAGGTTTCAATCCCCTCATTCCCAACTGCTGCTGGAACTAGCACCTGGTCAACAACTGGTGATGCTAATGAAGCGGGTTTATTCAAATTCCTGTGTAAAGCAGCAGCACTTCCTGCATCGAATGTCGCTCCTGTAGATGTTCCTTTTAGAGGACGTATTCTAAAGGTTGCTGGTGAGAGAACATTTGATACCTGGACAGTTACAGTTATCAACGATGAAAACTTCAAGATTAGAACTGCTTTTGAAAAGTGGATGAACGGTATCAGTAAACTGGACAACGCTACTGGTGCATCAAATCCTGCATCTTACATGGCTGATGCTTATGTTTATCAACTTGGAAGAGGTGCTGGAACTGTTGAGTCAACAACAAATAGTACTAGTGCAGATGGAACATCCATACAAGCACTTAGAACCTATAAGTTCTTTGATATCTTCCCAACCAATATTTCCCAGATCGATCTTTCTTATGATACCACAGATACTTTAGAAGAGTATACTGTTGAATTCCAAGTTCAATATTGGACTGCTGGAGCATCATCTGGTGGTGAATCAACTGACGTTCAAATCAGTTGATAAATAGTCAATAACAGTTTAAACTTATTATAAAATGGCAAAACTTTTTGGATTTTCTATTGATTCATCTGAAGAAAAGTCCAAGTCAATAGTTTCCCCCGTTCCTCCTAATAACGAGGACGGGGTTGATAATTTTATTGCCAGTGGATTTTATGGTCAATATGTAGACATCGAAGGTGTTTACAGAACAGAACATGATTTGATTAAACGATATCGTGAAATGGCGTTACACCCAGAGTGTGATAACGCCATTGAAGATGTTGTGAATGAAGCAATTATCAGTGACCTATATGATTCACCCGTAGAGATTGAGTTATCAAATCTTAATGCAAGTGATAAAATAAAAAATATCATTAGAAATGAATTCAGATACATAAAAGAACTTTTAGACTTTGATAAAAAATCTCATGAGATTTTTAGAAATTGGTATGTTGATGGTAGACTATATTACCATAAAGTAATTGATCTCAAAAAACCAGAGCAAGGGATTCAAGAGTTAAGATACATTGATCCCATGAAAATGAGATTTATTCGTCAAGAGAAAAAAGTCGATAAAAAACAGCAAATTGATTTAGGTAGAGTTAACGAAGAAAGTAAAACATTCTACCCAGAAATAGAAGAGTATTTCATCTATACACCTAAACCAAATTATCCTCTCGGTATGGTTTCTGGATCTGGTGGTCAAAAGGGAGTAAGAATTGCTAAGGACTCTATTACATATTGCACATCAGGACTTGTAGACAGAAATAAAGGAACAGTTCTTTCGTATCTACACAAAGCAATCAAGTCTCTCAATCAACTCCGCATGATTGAGGACTCACTTGTTATCTACAGATTGTCCCGTGCTCCTGAGCGCAGAATTTTCTACATTGATGTAGGCAATCTACCTAAGGTAAAAGCAGAACAATACCTACGCGATGTGATGTCTCGCTATCGCAACAAGCTAGTTTATGATGCTAGCACTGGTGAAGTTCGTGATGATCGCAAGTTCATGAGTATGCTTGAAGACTTCTGGTTACCTAGAAGAGAAGGTGGTCGTGGTACTGAAATTACTACACTACCTGGTGGACAAAATCTTGGAGAACTTGCTGATATTGAGTATTTCCAGAAAAAACTTTATAGAGCACTTGGAGTTCCAGAATCTAGAATTGCAAATGATGGTGGATTTAATCTTGGAAGATCTTCAGAAATTTTAAGAGATGAACTTAAGTTCACAAAATTTGTCGGTCGTTTGAGAAAAAGATTTGCTCAAATTTTTAACGATATGTTAAAAACTCAGTTAATCTTGAAAAAT